CAATTACACTCCTTTCTGTTGTTTTGTTGAGTTAATACTTAGGATTCAGTGATTCATTCACAGTTGCAAAGATAACTTGAATTTGATTAGCCCAAGGTTTTAGGCGAGTATCTAATCTTCTAATTTCCCCTAGCTCTGTTTCAGAGACCTGATTATAGAAGTCGTTCTCACCATACTTAATCCATTCAAATCCTTCACGTAGCACATTTACTCCATTGATCAGTTCCACAATCATGCCCTCTTTAAAAGAATCTTCATCTGAATAATAAGCTTCAGTGATTTCTCTTAATCGCTCGGGTGTCAATCCCACTCTCATCAATCCTCTCATTGAATAGCATCGCTTGGATTCTCAGGTCTTCCCCTAAACTCACACCTTTCAGCGGGACATTTACACTCATCTGAAACCCACGCATCACAAAGTTTGCAATAATAACTATCATATGAATCCAGATAATGAACTGTCGGCATATCTCGGTACATCATCTGAGATGGGTATCCACAGCTGCAATCATTCTTCATTTTCATTCAATCCTTTCTTGATCAAATCTCACTTTTACTTTAATGTTAATCCCTTAACCCTGTAGTAATCCTCGACCTCATAGGTAAATCCATTTACTTTGTCTACACTGTTCAAGATAATTTGCAGATCGTTTGTTTCTGGGTCAACCAGAATCGTTTTAATTAGTACATCATCAGGCAGCTCATACAAAACTCTAATGTCCTCTTCATTCATAAACACCTTACCAATAAATCTATTCAATTTCAGTCCTCCTTAATTGACAACTCTACGTGCACCAATGAAATGATTAATCCAATAGTTCTCATTATCGAATGATGATTCTCTGATTCCTCGACCAGTTAAATAAACAAATTTAGAATTAAGGGTTGCAACTGCTATCTGTTTTTCTGTTTCGTCTAGATCAAAATACAATATATCTCCAGCCTTAATTTCATTTTCAGTAATTGGAGTTCCTGTATCCCAAAGGACATTGACATCGAATTCTATACCAAAAAAGTTTTTGTATATACCTTGAATCAAATCGTTATTTCCCAGTTTTCTCTCCTGAACAAATTCATCAAATGTTATTGTCATATGCGTCTTCCTTTCTTAATCAAATATATCTTTCATAAGGATTAAGGGAGCTGAACTCCCCACACAATTATTTTGTTTGTTCTGTTTTTGTAGTTGGCAGTTGAATCATTGGAGTATTTGAACCACTTACATATGGAAGTGCCCCATCCCATTTCTTAATTGTCTCATATTGAACGAGTTGATTAGAGAGTGATTGCTGAAGCTCTTTATTTGCTTTGGCTTGACCTTCTGCTTCGATCAATAGCTTATCTGCATTACCCTGTGCCTCTACTCGTTTACGATCCGCTTCTTTCTTGGCAATCTCTAACTCAGTAGTCTTACGCTCTAGTTCCTGAGAAGCTTCAACGCGCTTGTCAATTGCTTCTTGAGTCTTAGCATCTGGTTGAGGAACACCTACGGTTACATTTGATACAATAAACCCCAGTTCTTTAACATCATCAGCGAAACGTTGTTGGACGTCTACTCCTGCTTCAGATGACTTTTCACCATACACATCAATTACTGTAAACTTGGAAATACCTTTACGAGCTGCGTCACGGAAACGTGTTTTGAGATATGTATCTTCAATTTCTTGAATTCCAATGGGGCCAAATGTATTAAAGATAGAAGATACTTTGCTTGGTTCTACCTGATAGTTATAGGCGAAATCAATAGTGATGTTCTTACCATCTGATGTTGCAATTTGAATATCTTTGTATTCAACAGTTTGAATTCGAATCGGATATTTCGTCACTTTATCAAACGCTCCGACTAGTTTCCATCCTTGACTCAGAGTACTATCTTTTACCCCTCCGTTTGGTGAGTAAACAACACCAACATACCCGTTTGGAATTCTTGTTACAAAGAAACTCAGCAATACTACTCCCAGAATAATGACCAATCCAACTGCAATTGCCCCTACCTTAAATGTCTTTAGATTCTTCATTTACATTCTCCTCTTGTTTAAATCTATTGTATTTGTTAATAACTTTGCTTCCTACTTTATTGAACACAGGGAACATGAGCGTCCACAACCCAAAGCCTAGGATGAAGATTAAAATGAGTCCTCCAATGAACGGCATTCTTTTCCTCCTCTATGGATGAATCCAAGCACAAATCTCATCTGCACGAAGCAACTCACAAAGTTGATTTAGATTGCACTTACGTTTAACTGCATCCCACATAGAACCCTTATAACCAAACTCTTTCTCGCAAAATTCTACAGCCTCGTCTACTTCTGTAAAAGTCTTCTCTTCGTTCTCTAGATCAATAATCAACATATTTTCAATTCTCCTCTATGTATGTTTACTAATTTCTAATTGATCGTTAATGATATCTAGTGCTTCTTGTAACCCAAGTATCTCGCCTTCGTATGCCACTGGATCTGATTCTTTGTAATAGTTAAGTGAAACCTCAATCTCTTCGACGATCTTTTCAATTAATTCATGCATCTATTTACCTCCCTCATTCAATTTATTCAGAACACTTTTCATCGCCTCTCCAATAACTAGTGCAGACTCACTTGTTGATTTCATTACTTTATTCATCTGAGAGATCAATTCTTCCATCTCTTCATCTTCCTTTACTGTAAACCCACCATAGCGTGTAAAAATTTCATCAATCACCCATGGCGGCACATTAGAATGTATCTTACGACCAGTTTTCTCATGGAAGACGATCCCATAACCATAGACCTCATTGGTTTCTGTGTCTTTGAGTACTTCCTCAATAGTAATTGGCTCTCCGTCATAGCGATTGAACAATTTTTCTTTAATTTGATACATGTTTTTATCTCCTTTAAATGGTTTATTTTTTGATGATACTTGTATTTTAAATGGTTTTATTGTTATTATATTCCACCTGTGCTATTCTATTGTTGGAAGGGGGTGACATTAATTGACACATACTGTTAAAAACAAACCGCTCATACTTATCTTTTTCAGTTTGTTGCTGACTCTAATTTTCACCTTACCAGCATCGGCAGCAGAGGTAGAACAAAGTAGCATAACTGACACGTCTCCAAAATACGTTGAGATAGTCAGACTTTTCTCTTTTGGGAAAGGTGGAGGTGACTCTTCTGTCCCATCGTCATATTTCTATCTTACATATTTTCCAGCGGGTCGATTCACAGGTCTGCTCCCGATGAGCAGTCCATACTACACTTACACGTATAGTGATGGTTCTGGCTATCACGAAGTTACTTATAAGGGGTATGTATACTTCACACCTTAAAAATCTAGGCATTCTCAGTATCCCTGAGTTTGCCTTTTTCATTTATCAATTTGTCTGAGTAAAACAGTTCTTTTATTTTATTTGATCTTTTTAATCCACCATATTCACCAATTTCGTATCCCTCTGGCATATCAACGATGTCCCAGTCTTCGAGGATCTTGTTTAATCGACCTCCTAGATTTTTACTAAGAATACCGTCTTCGCCATAAAAATGGACACTACCACCAAACATTGAATATTCAAGAGTCCCATATGTATCATCTTTCTTGTGTTTCAAAATTGCAGCCATATCAATTCTCCTATGTATTAAAAAGTTGTACATCCTTTACGATATCTCTTACCTTTATATTTAAATCTAGCGATAAATGTACGTATCAGGATTAGTCCTTCATTTACACGCTCAATCACGATTACACCTTTTTCAGTCATCCATCTTAACTTACCTTGAAAATTTGGAATGGAGGATATCATCTTAATGAGATATCCCACTCCAACATTACTTTGCTCACAGCGTAGTTTCGCGTGTTCTGAAACTTTAATTCTTACCTTTTGGTTGCTCATATGTATTACCGTTTATTGGATTTGCGTTGAGTACGTTGCTTCTTAAACTTCGTCAACACAGACCCTTCCTTCCGACCATTTTCTGCTGGCTTAACATATTGGAACGTGTAGCCTTTTTTGGCTGCTTGTTGTTTGGCTGCAATGGCTGCCCCAAGATAGTCAGTTGGCAGGTTATCGATTACCACGTTTTGATTATTGTTGTTAGTTGCGATTCCGTAAAATTTCATATGTATATTTCTCCATTCGTATATGTATTATTTTATTGTTTAATTACTTCTCTATAATCTTCAATGAACAATTGGCATGTCTTAGTAACTTTAAATTTAGGCTTATATTCAGTCCAAATGTTCATATTGAGCGAACCTATCGCCTCTATATCTGTGAATACCGGAACCTTATTGTAATACTCAATATCGACTTTGAACTTCATTAGTTGTAACTTTCCGCAATCTACCTTTACAGTGTTATTTGATTTACCTAATGGTTTTCTATCTGAGATGAATAGATCTTTGATTAAAAATATTCCCGGCTTAAAACCATTACCTGAGTACCGATAAAACTCGGTAATATGATTGATAAATCTCTCATCGATTTCATCGACACTATACTCTAAGTCATAGTACAGTGTGTCATCTGGAACAAAACTACTTAACCGATTATTGAGTTCATCCTTCAGTTCTTGTAAATTCTCTTTTTTTACACTCAGACCTCCAGCACCGGGATGTCCACCTGTATGTTCAATAGTTCTACACCTCTCTAATAGGTCAAGCATGGAGAAATCTTCTAATCCGCGAAAGCTTCCTGCATATGTATCTTCATCGTCTCCATTGCCCAATACAATTGCTGGTCTATTAAAATTCTTAGACAATTCTTGTCCTACAAGACCATTCATTCCTTTCCCTATAGACGGGTCATAAATGATCACCACTTTATCATCATCTCTAATACTTCCTTTATGTCGCTCAAGGGCATCGGCTTGTATGGTTTTTCTATATTCGTTCAACTTGATTAACTCTTTGACATACTTCTTCAAGTTAGGTGTTTCTTTGTCGCACATTAAAAAATCAATTGCTAGTTTAATGTTATCAACCCTTGTTGCCGCAGTAATAGCAGGACTCGCCCCGTACAGAAAATCAGTTGCTGTTAGATTTTTAATGTCTTTATTCATGCCTTTAAAGAGTTGCTTCAATCCTTCGTGCTTCAATCCTTTTAGTGACAACTTGGCATAATATCTATTTTCCATTTCCATCATTGACATCATGTCTGCCATAAGTGAGAATCCCGGCAAATCATTTAATTCATAAGAATAGGAAGTTTTCATTAGATCATCTAGCACCTGACACAACTTAAAGGTTAAAAGCCCTCCACATGCGTTTTTGTTTGGATATTCACAATCAAACTGTTGAGGATTGACGATGACAGCAAAAGGATTTTCGTTGGTAATCGTATGATGGTCTACAATAAGACAGTCGATTCCTTTTTTATTCAAGTGTCTCATTGAATCTATATCATTTGATGAGCTGTCCAGCGCAATGAACAGTTTGGTTTCATCTGGAATACTTTGTATCAGATTACCAATCATGTGACCTTCTGATCTTTCATTGCACACATAGTGTAAGTTGCCTGTGAGGTTGCTTAAGTACTTATACAGAATAACAAGTGAAGTCACCCCGTCAAAATCTGGATCGCCAGAAATTGTGATTGGTTCATTATTATCTAGTGCCTTTTTTATTCTCAATCCAACAAATTCAATGTTCTTGAGCAGGTACGGATCATGCACTACATTTGAGAGCGGATTAAGAAATTCATCAATATTCTCAATCCCATTAATCTTTGCTAGCTTTGAATATGTATTATCGTATGGTTCAAACGGAATTTTAGGTTGTTTTTGTTTCCATGCTATGGCAAAATCACACCTTTCAACAATTTATTGAATAACTATTTTGAATTTTTCAGGTAATGTATTATTCCCATCATCATTCATCCAACTACTCGTCAGCCACTTGTCTACCAATCCTGTCTGTTTGTTGATGATTTTGATATTTACTTTTCTCAAATCAATCACTCCTCAGAAATTAGTTAAGCAGCAGTCCTAAAACCCTTGTGTTTACTGGTTTTTTTAAGCTGTAATTCTTGATGAAAGAGCAGTTTCATTTAAACTTTTTGTTGATGTAGTTGAATGCAATCATCCACAATGCAAATGTGGTTGCACCGTACAGTGCCGACAATTCAAAAGCATGTGATGAATACGATTCAAGCACTGGTTTGGCGAGACGATTCATTGCAACCAATCCAGTAAAAAGGGCATAACTAGCAATTATATTTTTCAATTGAATTTCTCCCTTAGTAGAGTTTATGATTTTCTGTTTCATGTCTGTATCCATATTTCTTAAATACATCCGATACAACGTCTGCTGCTTGCAACCTTAGCTCCAGCAAATCGATTCCTGTTCCAGACTCTATATGTTGCTCTTTTCTTTTCTTGAGTTCTTCTAGTTGCCGTTCGTATTTCTTAATTTTCTTCTCAATGCCTTCATTAATTTGCTTCATTTTAAAAGTGTAGATCAACGACTCTTTTACGATCCCGTACAGCTTTCTAAAAATACTCTTTTTTTGTTTATTTGCATAGAACCGAACGATCCACCTATATGTACCCTCTCTTGCTTTTTTCATATCATTTAAGTTGTTGTTCATTATAGTCGTCTCTTTGTTTATCCGCTCTAATGTATCATCGTAATCCTTCTGTCGTTGTTCAGCGGTAAAATATTTCCGTTGACCATAATATTTTTCATATGGATCAAAATGAACAAGTTGAGCATCGTCCATCATTACACAATACATTGAAGACGATGAACTAGTTATTACAGCTACATTCTTGTCGTTTAATTCTTGTTTGAAAAATGAATCCAGTAACGTACCTATGTATTCTGTAAAATCATGCGTGTCCATCTTCCTCTGCCCATCTTCGTAAACACTCATCATCTTGAAAAGCGAATCTTTCCTGCTGATAACTTCAGAAGCTTTCTCAAAAAACAACTGAGGATTATTGACAGCTTGTTCAAGTAACGTTCTTTGTTTTCGAAATCTATCTTGTTCAATGTCTATTCGTTCAATAAAATCTTGATGAGTTCTAACCATTATTCATGCCACACAGAATCTACATCTGTCCAAAACTCTTCTCCGTTTTCATCAACATATACTCTTAAGCAATCGGCTTTTACTTCTAATACCTTTGCACTTAGCCCTTCATTGTACTCGTTGTCACTTCGACTGATCTCTACATATGTATCTTTTAGATAAGAGTAATCTTTACCCTTGTATTCGTAGTTATTCATTCTAATATCTCCTCTTTAAATGTTTTAGTAAAAGTATATTTTCTTTTAGATTTCTGTAAAAATCATCAAGACATCATTGTGCGGTATCTTCCATTCTGAAGTAATAACTTTACCGTCCCATTTTCTAAGTTCAAAAGTGTATACCATTTTCCCCGATATAATCTCTTTGCTTAGAATTTCTCCAAAGTACTTATCAGTGTCATTCTCTTTAAATTGTGTTCCAATTTCATATTCCATGCAAAGTTTCTCCTTCTAACAGTTTTCATAAAACTCTTCTTTTATCCGTATATCTCTTCTACATTCCCAGTAATAAGAACGCTGCCACCTTCAAGCCATCCAACAGTGAGGGTAGCTGAGCCATCAATTACCCTTCCGTTTAGGTCAACCAAATTCAATTTAACTGTTTGAGTCATTAGCTCATCTAGTAAACCTAGTTTTTTATAGTCTTCAATTTCACTCAACATGTCTTCGTATAGTTCCCTAAATGTGATTCCTTGGTTCTTATCTTTGTTTGTCGGAACAATCTCGTAAGACTGTGCTTTGTTCATTCTGAACCACTCCTTTTTGATGAAATTCAAATTTCAAATAGATTTTATGTAAGTTAAATCACTGTAATTTCTACAATGTTTGCAATGTCTAAATAGTGAGGTAAGTCTCTCGATTCCAACGTCCATCTAATAGCATCCCTTTTATCATCTGTATTCTTCCAATCCCTACTGAAAGTTCTATCCTTAGAGTCTTTGATTGTTACAGTGATTTCGTCCTTCATGTTTTACATCCTCCTTGCTACTGCTCTTTAAGTTTTATTCTTCTGCTTCGTACCCATTGACCAGAATCTTCGCAAACTCCAAAGGTGGGATATAATTAAGTATTGAAAACTCTTCATTAAAGGTGTTCCTGATTTTCTTTCCATTACCAGAAAAGCTTTGACAGTGTCCAATTAAATTGAATTGTTTAGACCATTCATCCCATTGTAATTTATTGAGTGCTTCAGCTACCTTTGAACTAACTTTTACCTTCATACGCTCTCCTCTCTAAAACACAGGCTGCTACATAGCATTGATAATTTGCTCATTCTTCTTTTTTAGAAATTCGATATCTTTTTGTTGCTTTTTTAGCATTTTGAACATTCCTGTAATGACTGGATCGTTTCTATAGTGTCTGTCGTCAATTAGTTTTTCTAACTCTTTCAAATTCATGTCTTCACTCCTTTTATCTATATAAATCAAATTTCAAATCGATTTAGTCTGTTCAGTTAAAGTAATTGAGATTTGACCAGTTGAATACTCTGCATCTTGATTAATGATAAAATTTAATAACCCACAATCCTCACGTAACTCTGTAATAATCTCGAATATCTTCTCATCGAGTAATTCAGTAAATTTTTCAATATCCAATTATAGTCACCTCCTCGGCACTGTGTTGTTATTCGGTTTCACTCAAAGGTTTATCAGGATAGAAACCATTATCTTCACTATGAGTATCACAGGCATTTACAAGAATGAAACTATCTTTATCATCAGATCCGCTTAGACGTCCATAAATATGTCCTGTATATGTTGCTTGCAAGTCGCAATTAATGTGGTCACAATTCTTCAATTTTAATTTCTCCTTTCCCCATGTCAATTTCGTATTTCTTTCTCTTCCTTTTTTCAAGAGTTCCTAGAAGAGCCATCGCCATACACAGTCCATCTTCATACCCTTTGGAAGTGTAAAACTTTGGAGTACCGAATGGCTCACTCTTGAAAATTGCTTTTGCTTCATCCATCTCTTTAAAAACCAAATCTGCCCAGTCATCTAACAATCTGTTGTAATCTAAGCCACTCAATTAATCACCTCTTAGGCCCATATTCTACAATGTTAAACTCTTTCTTCACTTTCTCTGTCATGGACTCTCGCTTACTGTTACTCAGCTCATACCAATCACGGTTATAAGACATCCTTACCTCGTCGTATACTTCCTTGGTGACTACTCCATTTGCAGCTCCCTTAGATGTATAAACGAGCTTTCTACCATGTGCCTCATAAGGCTGACCATTTCGATATATCACATATACTGTCTCATCTTTAATTTGTAGCGACATTTTTTGGTCTCCACTCTGGGCGAGTCTGATAAAATCGTTCAACGATGTCCGCTAAAGCTTCTTTTAATCCTAAACGTCTCATGCTCTCAATCTTTTGAACATCATCATATGCACTACAGAAGTACTCCCAGTTGTAGTACAAATCAATTTCGAAATATGTTCCTCTATCCGGTTTTTCTGTTTGTTTGCAGTCATAAAACTGCTCAAGGATTTTAATCAAATCTTCTTGATCCATTCCATATGATTGCTCAATATCAGACAGTTCAAATTGTATGTATGCTACTAGCGTGTTGAATACATTTACTGAATATGGAGCTTCAACCCAGTATTCTCTAGGTTCAGTATCATGAGTGTGGGTCAGGCAATAAATATTAATCTTCTTCTGAGTTAGATTCTCTTTCTTAGTGACCAGTTGCACAATTTCTTCTCTCGTCTTACTCATGCAATCATCTCCCATTCTTTATGAAATCCAACTTTTACATTAACTTTATTATTTTATCGTTATTTGATTTTGTAAAATTCCTTCTTGCAACAGATCCAGAACGAATGGTTTTCCTGTCCTCTATCGTCTACTATGTATGTTTCCTCATCAATTGCGGCACAATCATCGTATTTCTTAATTCTCAATTCGTACATTCCCCCGACAGTAACTGGTAGGTTCCTTAGCTTGTCTACAATTTTGACATGGGTGGCTTCCTCCTCATTGAGTGTTGGTGTTAAATCAGAATCGGCTATCTCAACATACATTCGACCATCCCTTTCGATCTGATACTTCGTATTGTATTATACTTTTTTACTATTGTCTAGTATTATTTTATTGTAATTAAATCTTATGAAAACTATATTTTATCTGCTTATACACCTGTCAATATACCCATCATCTTATCAATTGCCTCGTCATTCAAACCATTGGCTTCTTTCCAATCATTGACTAAAAACTTTAAGGGTGGATAATCCAGATCCCACCAAGACAGAAAGCTAAGTTCTTCAAGCTGCTTTACAGTAAACATTGAACATCTCCTAATTATACTCTTAGTTTGTATTTGTCTTCATGAACCATTTTCGTGAAAAATTCAATGCCATGGTCTATAGGAGCATCTTTCTCTCCCATTACACCTGTATTTTTAATAGCAAATAAACAGTATATATTGTCTCGCAATACAAACTTTCTAGCTTCGTCTTTGATCTCATCACTTGTTACGTTGTTATCAAATGCCAATACAATCTCTACGCCCAAACGTTCCAATTTTAGTACTTGCGTTTCACTTAGTTCATGCCCACCTATGCTGACACTATTTTTAATACCATAGCTCCACGCCTTCTGGACACTTTTTTCAGCCTCGAACACATACACACGTCCAGTAGACTTAATGTGCTCATATGTCTTGTCAAGCCCGTATAAGATTAAGCTTTTAGGAGTAGGCACAGGATACCAATACTTTGAGATTTTCAACTTCTCGTAATCAAGAGTTGTCCTTCCTTTTACTCCTACTAGAGAGCCAAGATCGTCCCTAACAGGTATGGTGATACAGTTGTCATTAAGAGAGTAGCCTACTTCAAATAATTTTTGTGCTTCGCATGATATCCCCTCCTCTAAGAACTTCCAATTTGGCATTGATATGTACATATTCAAGACTGATTCATCAATCTTTCGAAGAGGAACTTCATCTTTAATTTCCGTTTTAGGCTCAATTGAATCAAGAAAGGAAAGAATAGGATCTGTCTCTTCTTTTACATTCTTATAATCTGAGTAATAACTGTATCCACATACATCACAGATATAATACATTGCTTTTGAAAATGAAATATCTTTATAGTGCTGTACAAGAGTTATTATATCTGCTGACTTTGGTAACGGGTTACTGTAACAATTCACCAACAAACTATCTCTAAATACTTGTAGACTTGTTGGATTGTCCCCTCCCGGCCTAGTTGAGCGTATTTCGGTATGATCTGACATTCTATCGTTGATATGACACCCGAGAGAGATTAAAATATCAGCAACTTTATTATCTCGTATTATGTTTTGCTTTAAAGTTTGGGCATCAATTTTATATCACCTCTCGTATTACTCTTTGTTTAAAGCCTTACGCAAATTAGCAACTTCTTTTTCGGTCTTAAGCTTTTTATTCTCTTTCTTGAGTTGCTTGAGTTCTTTCTCTCCTTGCGATGGAACTAAATATCCTTTTTCAATCCATAAATTCTTCCCTTTGTCTACCTCAAAACATAAGATATCCTTGTCTTTACCGCCACGGTTCTTGTCGATTACTACCATGTAATAGTTGATATGCATTTCTAACTGCGTAGTAGACTCTCCAATAAACGGGTCATTTGGGTTATATATCAAGAACTTATCATACTGATCTCTTGAAATTGGCTTAGCCATCATTAATGAGTCCGCAACGTGTTTGATGTGCTTTCCGTTAGCAATAGCTTGACTCGTAAGCATATCATTAAACAAACTATCATCTGTCAATTGAAAGGTCGACCAAACAGGAATATCTTCAGTGCTTGCAACTTCTTTTAACATATCGGCAGTTCTCACGAAAGTCATCCAGTCGTGATCAGGTGCTTTCATCGTGTCATAAATAATTAATTGACAGTTTCTCAGTTTATGACGTTTGATCTGTCTTTTTAGAGTGTTTTCGTCATACTTATTCAACTCCAAAAAGTATATTTTACTGTTTGCTTCTATGTATTGTGCTGCTTCTTTAACAATTGCCTCTTCATCGGCATTTAAAGTACCTGTTACTATTTTTGTTTCATCGATACCGTCAATCCCTCTACGTTTCATTTGGACATCAAATCCAAACTCAGGATTGTTAAGGACACAACTAATTTGCATCCCCAGCCATTCGGCCTCATCTTGTTCATTGACAAGTACTAACACCGGAATCTGTAGCTTGATCCCTAAGTAACAGGCAATCTTGCTTGTTGTTCTACTCTTACCACATCCACTATGCATTCCAAAAAGGTTAAATTTCTTACCCCTAAGACCCCTAATTAGCCCGTTGATAATCTCGAATGGAACTGGAACGCCTACATCAGGAGTTAGTTTCCATTCTTCGATTTTATCGGTCATATTGTGTCCCAGTATAATACTATCTTCAACTCCACCTATAATAGTACCAATGGTGTTGATCTGGTATTCCATTCCCTTAATGATATCTTCAGTACCTATCTTATCAAAGTCTTTTCTTCCCATTAGCTTTTGCACAGGGAAACCTTTTCTTTCTAGCTCTCTCAAGAGAGAATACTTTTTAAGTTTTTCATAATAAACAGTGAAATCATCTAAATCTACAAGCTTCATAATTCTGTCAATGCATCGATACCCTTTAAGATATTCATATTTAGCTTTGCGATCTGGATCTGAGTTCATGTAAATATTTATCTTTACTTCATTTATTTCTGTCCCTGCATGTTGACTGTAAAGATCCATAAGCGAGTCATACAGAAACTTATTAGAGGGCTGATTAAAATCATAGCTAGATTTTATTAACTCACTATAATCTAGTAGCAAATCAGGATTTAAATACATGCTGCCAACTATGAGCATCTCAGTTGCTAAATCCTCAATCTTTGAGACTTCCTCCGAAATAATATCACCGCCTTAATTAATCAAACAATGTAGTAATATCTAGTACATCTTTATTTTCATTCACTCTCTTATTCTGCGCATTGCTGATTGCCTTATTGACACTTCGCATTGAATCTACATGATTCATTAGAATCTCTGTTTCAGCTTTCTGTTTTAAAGACTTGCTCTCATCTCTAAGGCAGTTTTCAATATTATTTCTAACAATAGCGAAGCAATATTTTAGCTCACTCATTAAATTCTTAAACTCTTTATTGCCTTTTGCCCATTCAATTTTCTCAGAACAGTATTCATATGTATTCTCAATAGTCTGATATGTAATTCCCTGCTTATAGCGCTTATTGACTCTTCCAAACAACACGGAATCATTTCTTAATTCCTGAATATATGGATAAAATGTGTTTGGTATAGTGCTGACAGTTTTTAATTTGTGGATTCTAGCTATTGTGTTTGCCAGCTCATCCATTTCAAGACGTTCTTTAGCTTTAAATTCTTTGTCTTTCAAATACTTACCATGGCAATATTCTAGGTGATAGTATCTTTTGTCTTCCTCATATTTCATGTCTTCCTTCTGTCCATATTGTGTGCAGATTGGACACTTAACTGGTCTCGCCAGATCGATCACCTCCTTTTAATCCTGAGAGTAATTCTTTACGTATTCGGGAATTTGATCGTATTTTTCTGACCACAGAACATTCGCAACATTCAACGCATATTCTAACTCCATATTATCAATTACTTTTTGTGCGTCTCTTTCATATTTCAACTCTTTGGTGTCCCATGTTAAACTTCTAAGCATATCAATAACATATTCTTGATGTTTCTCTCCGACTTCACGAATAATGGCTATGGCCTGTTGAATGTCTGTAATTTCATTCATCTTTTGATTCTCCTTCCTTATTCTTATTCTCTTTTTCTTTGTTAGTGTAATATTCTATAATCTCATCTACTGATTTGAAACTCATTCACTTTCACCTTTATGTATTATTTTATTGTTTTATAATCCATCTATATCCACAAATCGCTTAGTGCCATCATCCGTATAACCGAAAAACATGTTTGCTGGCCTAGCCCATACAAGATCATCCTCGCCAATGTAGACAACTAGCACATCTCTGGTTTCAGTGTGTCTTGCGAGTCTTATAAGTTTGTATAATCCACCTTTGTAATGTTTGAAAACTTGACCTTTTGTTTCTTCGAAGCTCATACAATACCACCTCCCTTATACTCACGCATTCTCTCGATACCTCTCATTTCCTAATCCAATATTCTGATGAAACTGTACTTTCACTTAGAACTAGTTCCATGCAACTTTGGGTTTGAGACTATGCTTAACATTTTGGTCGAATTCCTGTTTTGTCCACTTGCTCCATTCTCCTTGTGGGACTTCACGTACCACATAGCACCCACTAGATAAAACTTTGTCTCCTTCTTTTTTTGTAAAATTTTCATATGGAATGACCACTTCAAGCAGAACGCCTTTATCATAGTAGTGTGACTCTTTAATTTCTTCTTTTTCATTAAAGTAGATATGTTCGTTTTTAGGTCTCACCAGTGTTCCAAACATATACTCAAATTTACCATCGTGGTGGCTGAAGTATTTATCATCACGTTTATCAACAAACTTATAAAACTTTTGTGAGTCTATGTATTGTTTTGCATCAATCTCAATTTTATTTTTGGGGTCTTCATTGATTTCTCTTAGAACATTCTTCTTAGTAATTCGATATGTGTTATCTTTAATTTTTACAACTCTAACTGGTTCTTTTACGATTACGTCTAAGATTTCTTCCACATTGTCATATTTTATTTCTTTGGGCTTTTCAAAGTAATCCTCACTCAAGGCAATATTCGCAATCTTGTCAATGATTTTACTTAGACTAAAAGTTTCTCCTTCGTCCAACTCTATAAGCTTGTCGTAATTGATGCCATACATTCCGCCAAGATGCTGCTTCAATTCTTCTGCATTTGTAATATTGAGCTCCATACAGCTAAGCGCAACCCGTAAAAATTCTGGTTTAGAAATGTTGTATCCCTTATCCTTATACTTTTGAACTCGCAACAACGAAACAATTGGGAAATCGGTACATTTGTTAAATTTTAAAATTCGTTGTGCATTATGTTTCAAAAAGTCTTCATGTAGGACAAACTGTTCTGACTCAAAGTCGAAAGCTCCCATACACACTGTGTAGTCGAATGTATCAAAAATGTCTTCTGCTTTCTCGAAATACTTGAAGTGAATCATTTGAATTTCCTTGTCATCAACTCTGACCAACAACGCTTTAGATGTAAGGGCATTTACCCAATCATCGCTATTGTCATAGATTTCTTCAATTAATTCAGATAGTGATTCTTCATCTCTAAAGTAAAGATCAATATCATTTACTGGATTGTTACTAAACAGACTTGTTATTGTGCCTCCTGCTATGTATGCTTTGTGTTCTTTCAGGGTGTTCACCAAACTTGTTCCTAAGTAGTTGTACAATTTGTTCTTTTCAAAAATATATTCCATTTATTTAATTCCTCCTTTAAATTTATGTTACCATACATATATTTATTCTTCAAGTATTATTTTTGTGTAATTAATTTAAATCAAACAACCTTTTGTAATCATTTATCGCCTAAATTAAAATGCTTCAGTTAATTTAGAAACTAACTGTAAGATGTCATTCTCATCGTATATAGCAAATAACTGATCTTCTTCATACATCCCATCTCTTGTGCTGCAATCTAAATCAAATTCAAAATGATCCATTTCCTCGTGGTTAACATTGTTGTCATAACTCCCCTTCACAAAACCATCAATAAGTGGGACGCACACAAAGTCATTTAATGTTTTCTTTGTGCTGTCATGATATAGTTCATCTGGTTCGCTAGTTTTTATATAAAGTCCTTCAAAAATACTGGGTGTGTAATATGAATATATTGTACCTTTGGCTAAATGCATAAAAGTGTCACGATTAACAATTTTCATTTTTTTATCTACTCTTTTCCTGTAAAAGTAAACTTTCTTAGAGATTATCTACATCTGGAACAGATCTATCGACATTAGCTACTGCCTCTATGTCGTTGCATACTCTATTGACTAACTTTCTTGTGTCGCTTGCTGTAGCATCTAATAATTCGGCTAGCTTATTTAAAGTTACATGACCTAGTAAATATAAGCCCATTAGCTCAATTGGATTCAACTTCTTGATGTCTGTGTGATAATAATCGATCATCAAATTATTCGACTCTTTAGATGAGAACATCTTTCACCTCATCCATTGCTTGTTTTAAGTCATATTTTCCCGTCAACAATAGTTCGTTGATACGTCTAATTTGACCGACTTTAAGATGCTTGCACAATTCATGTACTCTGCTAAATTCATCTGACAATATCTTTGACAACCTCACGATAGACTCTTCCCTTTTCATCTTGATAGCCGTATTAGCGTTGTAGGGCATCACTGTCAAGTACTCGGGTATACTTTCAGGAATCTGCATTCGTTCTCCTCCTATCTATGTAAAAGAAAGATTTGATTTAGTCTTACTCATCCTCATATTCTTTTCCATTTGCATCAGTGTGTTCTTCTTTTATGATGCTCCCGTCTTCCCATGTTTGAAGAGTATGAGAAGCATATTCATTATTGCTATAATCATGTGAATCAAAATCGCCTATTGTAACACTTTCTGCAATTTGCTTATCAGTCCCAGCATATAATATACGATAATTCTCTATTTCCTCGAAAATTTTCACATATATCTTATTCATTAAATACCTCCATTTCTATGTAAAAGGAAAATTTGATAAAGATTTTTTTATTTTAAAAGCTCTATGCCACCATCAAAAACATCGATTGCATCTTGTAACGAATATCTTATCGACTCGTTACCATCTTCCACCAAAAATTTAGAGCCTTTGTGGTTCAACAGAATAAGTTTTATTGTTTTAGATGGAGAATAAGAAATCAATTCTCCTGTTCCCATATCGGTTTCTCCATCTTCACAGA